TCAACAACAAACTCCAAATATTGTTTCATTAAGTTTGAGTTCATACCAATTAACGAAACAGGTAATGATTCGGTAATGAATTCTTTTTCAATTTCGAGTGCAGAAAGTAAAATCTCTCTAATTCGTTTCTCACTTGGTCTGTCTTGGATGTGGTTATTTAACAAGTGAATTGCAAAATCACAGTGTAGGTTCTCATCTTTAAAGATAAGTGAATTAGCGTTACACAAACCTTGCATTATACCTCTTGATTTCATCCAGAATATTGAACAGAATGAACCTGAGAAGAATATTCCTTCAACAGCTGCGAAAGCAACAAGTCTCTCTTGGAAAGATGCGTTTTCAATCCAATCTAAAGCCCATTTAGCCTTCTTCTGAACCGCAGGTAATCTATCGATAGCGTTAAAACACTCATCTTTTTCTTGTGGATTTGATACGTAAGTATCAATTAATAAAGAGTACATCAATGAATGAATATTCTCCATCATCAACTGAAAACCATAAAAGAACTTAGCTTCAGGATATTGTACTTCTTTAAGGAAGTTTTCTGCCAAGTTTTCATTCACAATACCATCAGATGCCGCGAAAAACGACAATATGTTCTTAATAAAATATCTTTCGTTATCCGATAGGTTCTCCCAATCTCTAATATCACCTGTTAGGTCAATTTCCTCAGCCGTCCAAAACGCCGCTTGGTGTTGTTTGTAGTATTCCCAAATATCATTGTATTCAATAGGGAAGATGACAAATCTGCTCGGATTTTCTTTTAATATATTTTCCATAATTTTATTTATTTTCTTGTATTTGTTTTTTTTGTGAATCCTTTTCTTTTCTCCTATCCATCAAATCTTTGATTCGTTGTCTGTTTCTTTCTTCAACTTGTTCTTCAAGTCCTAAGAATGTTACCGAACTTTCGGTATCAATTTCCAACATTCCGTTATCGAACTTACAGTTTTCAAACACAACCCCATCATCACCGATACGTGATTTAGTGATTGCTATTGTTGCCAACTTCATCTCTTTTTGTTGTAGTGACTTAGCCACAGAAATGATTACGTGACCTACTTGAGCCTTCTTAATAGAACCACCCATTTGGTCTGTTGTTACAACATCTGATGAGATTGATTGACGGTTACCTTGAGTTGCTGTCCACCCTACAAGGTCAAGTTCGTGACACATTGCTTCAAACGCTCTCATCACAGAACCTTCAGACTTCCACTCATCACCTAAGTTTCTATCAGGAACCACACAGTCGATGTAATCCAATAATACCATATCAATTCTGACGCCATCAGCAATCATCTTTCTGATTTGGTTCTTGATTTGTAACATACTCATAGTATCAGATGGTAGTTTTTTCAAGATTAGTTTGTTAGGCATTGTGGTTTTAATCTCGTGAACCTTCGCCATAACATCATCTTTCTTCAAAGATAGTTCATCTGGATGGATTTTTGTCCATAGTGTGAAATGTTTTCTTTGAATAATTTTTGGGTTGTCCTCAAAAAAGATTTGTAAGACATTATATCCCAAGTTGAAAGCGTGGTTTGAAATTTTTGTTAGTAGTGTAGACTTACCTACACCTGTTGGTGCTAACACAACACCAATTTCCCCTTTTGCTAATCCACCTTTTAAAAGTCTATCGATACCAGGAATACCCATAGGAATTGGGTGTCGATAGTCTTCGTTTAACACCTCTTCCAAATTAGCAAAAACATCAGACTGTCCGTCTTCTCGTTGACCTACTTGTAGAGCGGTTCTAACGAGTTGTTCAACCTTATCATAATTCTCAAATTCACCACCATCGATGATTTTTTGAGCCTTGTTCATCACTTTTTGTAGTTCTTGTTGTTTACAGAACTTAAGTGCTTTCTCTTGAACGAATTGTCCTCCCTCGACATTAACATCTTTAATCTTCTTGATGGTATCAATAACAATTTTTGATGCTAATTCTTGTTGTAATTCTGATTTTGTAATTTGTTCTAGTGTGTCAAACGTAGGTGTGTGTTCGTACTTTACATAGTACTCTTTCACCATTTGAACGATTAGTTTGAAGTACTTGCTCTCGAAGTAATTCACCTCAAGAACATCAATAATAGTTCTAGCAAACTCCTTATCAACGATGATTTGGTTTAGTAGTTGGAGCTGAAATCCGCTACCAAGATATTCAAAATTTTTGTTTGACGCCATAGTAATTCTCTGTTAGTGTAAAGATAAATATTAGACAGTTAGAGGAACACCCATGTAATCCAATGTTAAATTTTTGGATGAAAAAATGTCAGTCAAAGACATAAGTAAATTTTTTAGGTGTGGGCGTACGTCCACGGTATATCTTACCTTCGGAGGGTATACTTTAGCGTTGAACTGACGGTGACAAATTGTCATGTCCCCATGCTTAACAAAGATGTTAATATGTTCGGGACCATCAGTGTAAGATGTCTCCAACATAGTTGGGTTCGTCATGATTTCATCCATGTTATCCATCATATAGACAACCGTTTTCATTTTAAGTTGGTACTCGATGTCATTTGAGAATTGTCTGATTAAATGGTACAAATCCATTGAAAACTTTGCCTTAGGGTTGAAATCCCTAACGTTAAAGAATCGTTGTACAATGATGTTGTCATTAACCATCATCAGAAACTCAAGTTTCATTGCGTCGTTTTGCTCTTTCATAATTATTTTTTTTATTTTACTTGTTTGAATTTACGTTTTTCTTTTCTTGTTAGTTTTAAAAAGGGTTTCAAAAAATATACCCAAGCGTCGTCTCCTTTTGGTAGATATTTGAAGAACCCGTCTTCCATCATCATTTTGATTAGGTTCTTGTAACCTCTACCGTCAGGGTCTAGACTCTCACGGTAATAAAGTTCTACTAATTCCTTAGCATCTTCAGTAATAAGGGGGTTTGACAAATCGACAATTTTTTCGTTAATCTCAAAAAATTCATCACCATATATTCCTGTTTTGGTTTTACCACTTAACAAATTTTGTAATACTTTGTTTTCCTTGTCTTCTTTCAAAAGGCTTTCTGCCTTTGTTAAAATATCGGTAACACTTACCGTTTCGTCAAGTACCTCAGGGAATAATTTTGCAAATGTCTTTTCCCCCAAGAAGTAGATACCATCGATATTATCTGACTTGTCCCCCATTAAAACCTTGCAGGTCTTGATGTTATCGTGTGGAACTTCAATGTCATGTAACTTAATGTTATCCCCCTTCTTGTAGAATTTTTTTGAATTCGGTGAATAGATTGACACCTTATCTGAAATAAGTTGTGTCAAATCTTTATCACCTGAAAAAATTGTTTTGTGTTCGTTCTCAGATATTTGACAGTAGTAAGCGATGAGGTCATCAGCTTCGTTATTATCAATGAGAACTTGTCTTACGAACATCTCTTCGAGGTATTGTTTCACCCTCTCTTTTTGTTCTTGGAATGAGTCCATTTTAAACTCATTCATGTCGTTTCTACGATGTTCTTTGTATTGGGGGTATATCAACCTCCTTGCGGAAGAATTACTGTCACCATCCCAAAATACTACGACCTTATCGTAATTGTACTCCTCAATAAACCGTCTAATTGTGTTTATGAAGTGCCAAGTACCTCCAATATGTTTTCCATTATGGAAGTAATCTCTTACACCATGAAACCCAATTTTAAAAAGATTGTTTCCGTCAATTATTAACGTTTTAATCACTACAGTTTATTTAAGTTATACGTACTCTTTTTCCTCTCTTAAATCAAAGTCACCATCGGTTCCAATAATTTCTTTCCAATAATCAGCATATTCTTTTTTGTACTTCTCAATTGAAGCCTTTTCCTCAGATGTTTCTTTACCGGCAATGAATCCGTGTGGGGTAACAATTATCTTCCCATCTTCATAACCCAAACCATTAATGTGGTTCTTCATTACAGAAACTTTAGTTCTTGATGCAAACTTAATTGTTCGTTTGTCTTTTGTTGCGGTAATTTTAGTAGTACCAGCACCTTTTTGGTTTCCGAATAGGAATACCAATGACGAGTTCAACCAAATTGCTTCACCACCTTTAGCCTTAATCTTAGGTTGACCAAATGGATTGTCAGGTAATTCTACCCACGGTTGGTTAACGATAACCAAAGTGTTTTCGTATTTAGAATCCGCTTTACGTGAACCTGAAATACGTTGGTTGATACCCATACCGATTTTGTCAGCTAATGTTGATGCGTTGTGTTGTTTACCACCCTTACCTTCGTAAGTCATCTTACAAGGAACAGAACCAACTGAATCCCATAAGAATAATAAACTATAATCCAACTCACCTTTTTCTTGAGCGTCTAATAAACTATTGATGTAGTCAGTAATTTGCTCGATGTAATCAAAGTTGTTATTGAAGATGTAAAAACCGTCCCAATCCAACTCACCTGTCGACTCATCAACAACTTCTTCACATTCAAAACCCATAAGTTTTGCATGTTCAAAAGACCATTTTTGTTC